TGTGATTCCTGTTGTGGCAGTAGGTAATGCGCCGGGGCTGGTTGATCCACCACCGGGAGTAGTAATACTTGAGCCAGCACCAAGCGCAACAGAACCACCCCCATGCGTGTGACCAGCATCAGTAACAGTTGAAGTTGCTGTGTGAGTGTGGCTTACAGTAATTGCATCTGCACTACCACCAGTTTCTTCAGCAGTGTCAAACAGTGCATTACCCGCATCAAAACCAACAGGAACACGACCAGCACCAAATGCAGTCCATGTACCAAAGCCAAGCAGAGTTGCTGGGTTAGTGCTGACAGAAGCATTTGTGTAGATTGAACCTACTGGATATAGCAAAGCTATTGCCGATTGAACAAAAGCAGTTGTAGCTATTGCAGTTGAACTATTACCATTAGATTGAGTAGTTGCAATAGTTCCTGTTGGCAATGTAGGTGTGCCAGTAAAGGTAGGACTTGCCAAATCTGCCTTGGTTGCAATGGCAGTAGCAATATTGTTGAACTCAGTATCAATCTCAGTACCCTTGACAATCTTCAAAGGGTTACCAGAAGATAAAGCATCTTTAGTGGCAAAGTTGGTTGCTTTTGTGTAATTTGTCATAGCTGTCCTTAACTTAATCTACCTTGTTTGGATTGAATTTCAATCTTCTGAAATGACAATGCTGTCCCATCAATATCAGACTCATACCCCGATTGCACAACCTTGCCAGAACCTGATGCTGAAACCGTCAATGTTTGCAAAGCAATACCATCAACATACTCTGCAATAACAGTAGCGTTTGCACCATACTCTGCAACACCATACAGACTTTCGCCTTGTGTTGGGATAGTCACACTGTCAGACAAGTAGTTGGTCTTAAAGTCAAATCCCCACTTGAATGTAACTACTTGATTACTTCCACCAATCACAACAGTAGACAATTTCTTCAAAATAGAAGTAACATTTTGATCGCCAAGGTCAGAATGGTTTGTGTAGTACAACATCCTGTACTCAGCATCATGGTCTTGGAAAGTACCGTACTTGCCTACATAACCATTCTTACCAACTAACAAATCACCGTTTCTGCGAGACAACAATGATGTTGGTTCTATAGAGTCCCAAGTTGTAGCCCTAGCCGCACCATCCTGCAAATACGCTTTGGTATCAAAGCAGAACACTGACTTTGTACTAGGTGTAGTCAACAAGTAAAAGGCTTCACGCTCTGAATAAACAGACTTGATATTAGCCAATGTTTCACCAGCCACAGTCTCCATCAAGTCATTACGAATGTTCTTAGACAAGTCTCTCTCAGGAGATGACTTCTCTTGAATAGTCCTCATCAATGATCTGACACCAGAGTTAGACAAGAAAAGCACATCAGTGCTAGTTGTCTGAATACTGTCTCTGGCAATGCAACCAATACCCTCAACAGTGTCATGCAATGACATAGATGCTGGTGTTGTGGCATTTTGATAAATCAGAATCTGACGCTTGCCAAAGATAAACAAGAAACCATTGTGTGCCGCAAGACCTGTGATCTCATCAGCACCATTGACCCACACACGATCTACATTCAAAGAGCCTGATGTTCCTGTTGACCAAACATGACCAGCAATCAAATCAGAGAAAAATACTGTTGCGTTATTGGCTGTAGTGTTTGCCGCCCACAATCTACCAAACGCAGAGATCACAATGTTGGCATCAGGCACAGTGCCTACATAACCTGTCTTCTCTGAAACTCTACGATATGTAGTTGTACTTACAGCAGGGTCATAGATCAGCGGGTTAAAACCTGACTGAAAGAAGTATGTGATGTTGTTTAAAGATGCTGTTTGCCAGTTGCTTGCGGTGATGGTTGGTGCTGTACCACCGCCCCCATAGGTTAACTCCACGATAGCATTAGACCCATCAAGTTTAAACAACTTGTTGTTGCCAGCAAACAAAACAGTCAAAGTGCCATCTGCCTGAACCAACTCATTCATTACAGTAACATCGTTTGCACCCAAGTTACCAGTAGATGAGTTAAGCCTAGAAAAACCTTTGCGTGAACCAATACGACCATACTGGTCAATGATGCAGTTTGTTGCAACCAAAGCAAAGCCAGCATTCAAATCAAGAGGCGAGTCTTGAGTATTCAACCCATAAAAGCCGGGGGCTGAAATGCTTGCAATTTCTAGTTGCTTGCTCATATTGCTACAAACTCCTGATTCTCAGGGTAACGAGTGCCTTCTAAAGCAATGTGGTCAGAGAGCATTGACTTGTACAACAGATAAGCCTCAGATGAAGACAGACCACCATCTTCACCACGCTCTACCAATGCACGAGCATAAGCATTCTGAGCCACCAAAACATCAGGGACAAGCACAACTGTCGAACCTGATGCCAAAGTAGCTTGTGGCACTGTCAAAGAAAACTTGATTGTGTATACGCCATCAGGTATTGGATATAAATTTACCTTAGTGTCGTAATTACCATCAACGCCATCAAAAGCAAATTCTGTGGGCAAAGAGTTTACAAGTGGCGTAAAGTTTAACTTGCGGTTCATGTCCACAAAACTGATGTTTATCAAGCCAACATTGCTTGTGGTATTGATGACATCCATGACTTGAAACTTTTGTCCTGCACCTGTCAAAGAATAGGATGAAGTCGAGGCTACTGTAGAAACAGTAACGGTTTGACCCAACACATTCCATGAAAAGGCATCTTCAACTTGACGCTTTGCGTCATTGACAAACTTGCCTATCAGAGTTGAATAAGTAGTTTCATTGATTGATGAAATTGTTGTCTCACGCAATCTGATAAGTACATCATTGATTAGTTCAAGGTAGGTCATGCTCTACTCAACCCTTCTTCTTCAAATGTGGCTATAAAACTGAATGAACTTCCAGATTGTGTTGTAATTTTTAACTTATCGCCTTCTTCAAAAACAATGTAAGCATTGCCATCAAATTGCAAATAAGTCTTTGATGAAAAATCGTAATTAGTCAATATATCAAGAGTGGTATTAGCACTTGCGTCAAACCATTGCACAGTAATGTGCTTGGTAGAGCCACCTGTATTGTGTATATACATTACAGTAAATTTAGAGTAATAGCCAGTAGGACAGGTATAGACTGTTGTGTCTACTGCCGCTGTAGGACTAACACCAACTGATAATGCTCTCATTTCGCTTTTGCCTTATTCCTTGCGGAGATAGCTTTAGCTTTTGCCTTTGCGTCAGTCTTTGAGGATGCACCCCATGCCTTGAGCGAAAGAAGCAGTCTTGTTGGTTCACCTTTCTTGTCGTACTCAGCACCATCGTTGCCAGCCATACGAGCCAAGAAACTTGCTCTGCGAGGGTTGTCCCCCGACTTTACTGGTGCTTTCAAGTTGCCACCAGTTTCTGCATTATAAGATGCTCTGCCCTTGGCATTCAACCCCCCTTTGGGATTTTGACCAGCTTTTGTTTGCCAAGTAGGTGATTTCATCTTTTACCTCATCTGTAACTAGCCGTTTTCTTTGCAATCTTTTTTGGTTGCTTTACAAACTGTTTACCAGCCGCCGTACCCTTGCGCTTGGCCTTGGTGGTTGCCGCATACTCAGCAGAACTCAAAGACTTGATTGCCGCCTCTGGCAAATACCTCTCGCCTGTCTCAGACGATGGTTTACCTGACTTGGTACGCCACTTCTGCTTACCCCAATCTTTGAGAGACTGCTGTGGGTCTTTCATTTCATCTTCTTAGCACATTTCCCCATTGCCTTGCACTTGCTTGGAGTTGGGCATCCAGCACAAGGTTTAAATGATTTGGCTGATTTAATTTCAATGACTCGCATAATTTTCTCCTTATTAAGTTTTGTACCCACCACCTTTAGCCTTGTATTCCTTAGCTAAAAGTTGTGCTTTTCTTGCTGACCACTCACCAGAATCACCCCCTGATGACCCTGCTTTAATCTTCTCAAACAAGGCTTTTCTCATGGTGGGCTTGGTGTAAACCCCCGCTTGATTGACCTTAGATTTGGTTTTCATTTCTTCTTAGCCTTACCAGCCTCAGATAAGGCAATTGCCATTGCTTGCTTTGGGTCTTTAACAACCTTTTTATTGGATGTCAACTTACCCTTGCCAAACTCAGTCATTACCTTGCTAATCTTGGCTTGTGCTTTAGTCTTTTTCATGTCAATACAACACTTTTGCCGTAATAGTTCCAGAGGTGTAAGCAGTGCAGTTTGCTCTCAAATACTTGGGAGCATTGGCTATGGTGACAATGCCATCAGCAGTCAAAGCAGTACCAATTGTGGCAAAGGTTGTTCCATCCAAGCTACCTTGGAATGCAACAGTTGCAACAGTGATACCACTAACTTGCAAGAATGCGGGTTGACCAGCATCTGCTTGAACAGCTTTAGAAGCACCTGTGGCGACAACGGCGCTCAATAAAGTGACAGGAGTAGTTAAAGATGCCATTATTTACCTCTTGAGGATTTCTTCATCATGTTGGTAGCAGTTCTACCACCACGCATAGGCATCGGCATCTTTGGCTTACCAACCGCAACCATAATGGTCACAGGAACGCCCTTTTTCTTGCCCTTGCTTGCAGTTTCTTTGGCCTTACCACCCATCATTTTTCCGTACATAATATTCCCCTTATTTCCAGAGTCGATCAGCAACAAAGGTAATCACACCGCCCATGAATGAAGCGATAGTCATACCTACCCAAAATCCACCTTTGCCTTTGTTGGCAAGTTCAAGTAATGATTTGACATCTGCGCTCAGTGTGTGCATCTCTTTTTGGAGTGCCTCAACTTGAGCCTCTAGCTTACCGAAATCTCTTGCGTCAAATTCAGACATTTGCTACCTTTCTTGGTCTACCCATACGCTTAATTGTGGGGATGACAGGCGCAAAAGCGGTATCTGTACGCTCAGAATCAACTGATTCTATGGTTACTTCTGGTTCATCTATCCTTACATACCCTTGATGACCCTTCATAGAGTCAATGTCATGCTGATATGTGAAAGTCACAGTGTTACCCGATTGAAGACAACGAAAAGTAGCCATAAAACCCTTAAATGAGAAAGGGGGGTCTAGCCCCCCTATCTTTACACCATACGGACAACAATAATATCCATAGTGGCTGATGCCAAGTCTGCTGTAGAACCTGACTCGTTTTGGATGCGGAATTTGACTGTGTTTGCGGCACTGACATAGCCA